TGCACATTCCGGCTACCTGGTTCGTTTGCCCGAGCAAGGGAGGGTGCCCCTTAAACGTATCCAGACCGCTATCGTCGCATGTGCCATACGCCGTACTGCTCAAAATAAAAGCTCACTCCACCTGTTCAATTTAACGACAAGCCAGTCAGGTTAATAACCGGAATGAACTCTTTGCTTACCTGAAAGGTAATAATTCGTGCGTTAAATGTCAACTACCTACGATAAATAAATCACATGTGGTTAAATTGGTAATAATTTAATTGCGTACGGAGTCATTGATATGTGCATGGGTAGCTCACCATCAGTGCCTGCAACACCAGAAGTTCAGGCAGCACCACAGGAGCAGGATGCCGCCGTTGTTGATGCCCGCGACGAAGAAACACGTCGCCGTCGCGCTGCTGCTGGTCGTAGTTCTACGCTGCTTACCGGTTCTCAGGGCGACACATCAACCGCTAATACCAGCGGTAAAACGCTGCTTGGTCAGTAACCGGAGTCATTGAAATGGCGGAAACAACTAAAGAGCGATTGAACAAACAGTTCGCACAACTTGAAAGCGAGCGTCAGTCGTTCGAGCCGCACTGGCGCGAGTTGAGTGATTACATCAACCCGCGTGGTTCCCGCTTTCTGACTTCTGAGGTCAACCGTAACGATCGACGCAATACACGCATTATTGATTCGACCGGGACTATGGCGGCGCGCACTCTCGCCAGCGGCATGATGTCAGGAATCACAAGCCCCGCGCGTCCGTGGTTTCGCCTGGCTACGCCAGATCCTGAAATGATGGATTATGGCCCTGTTAAGTTGTGGCTTGAGGCGGTGCAGAACCGCATGAACGATATGTTCAATAAGTCGAATCTCTATCAGTCGCTGCCGCAGTTATACGGAAGCCTCGGCACATACAGCACTGGTGCAATGGCGGTGCTGGAGGATGACGAGGACATCATTCGCACAATGCCATTCCCGATAGGCAGTTACTACCTGGCTAACTCACCTCGTGGCAGTGTGGACACCTGTTTTCGCAAGTTCTCTATGACTGTTCGTCAGCTTGTTCAGGAGTTCGGGCTAAATAACGTCAGCGAATCCGTAAAAAGCATGTGGGAAAGCGGCACTTACGAGAAGTGGATTGAAGTGATGCATTCGGTTTACCCGAACATTGACCGCGATACATCGAAGCTGGATAGCAAGAACAAGCCATTCAAATCGGTTTATTACGAGGTTGGTGGCGATAACGACAAGTTGTTGCGTGAGTCCGGATTCGATGAGTTTCCAATTATGGCTCCGCGCTGGGAAGTTAACGGCGAAGATGTTTATGGATCATCATGCCCGGGTATGCTGGCGCTTGGACCTGTTAAAGCATTGCAGCTTCTTCAGAAGCGCAAGTCGCAGTTGATTGATAAAGCCACCAATCCGCCGATGGTTGCTCCGACTTCCCTCAAGAATCAGCGCGCCTCCCTTCTTCCTGGCGACATCACGTATATCGATCAGATTACTGGTCAGGATGGTTTCAGGCCTGCTTATCTGGTTAACCCCAGTACAGCAGATTTGGTGGCAGACATTCAGGACACTCGTCAAATCATTAACAGCGCCTACTTTGTCGATCTGTTCATGATGTTGCAGAACATCAATACCCGCTCGATGCCTGTTGAAGCGGTGATCGAAATGAAAGAAGAAAAACTTCTGATGTTGGGGCCGGTTCTGGAGCGTCTGAACGACGAATGTCTTAATCCTCTCATTGACCGCTCTTTCTCGATGATGGTGCGTAAAAACATGCTGCCGCCACCGCCAGACGTGATGGAAGGTATGCCCCTGAAGGTCGAATACATTTCCGTCATGGCTCAGGCGCAGAAGTCTATCGGCCTGTCCAGTCTGGCGTCCACGGTTAACTTCATTGGTCAACTTGCGCAAGCGAAACCAGAAGCTCTCGACAAACTCAACGTTGATCAGGCGATCGATGCATTCGCTGATATGTCAGGAGTGTCTCCAACCGTCATTGTTCCGCAGGAACAGGTTGAGCAGGCTCGCCAGCAACGGGCACAGCAACAACAGCAGCAACAAATGATGGCGATGGGGATGGCGGCGGCACAGGGTGCCAAGACGCTAAGCGAAGCTAAAACTTCGGATCCGAGTGTTTTGTCAGCTATGGCGAATGCAGTTAGTGGTCAGGGTGGGCAATCACAATGACAGATTACGAAGACGATCAACTGAAAGAAGAAAACGCCCGTAAGCAACGTGACATGGCACAGCGTGAAATTGATGACATTCGCTTTGTCATGAGCAGTGAACAGGGGCGTCGCGTTGTCTGGTCTGTGCTGGAGAAAGGCCGGGTGTTTTCCGCTATCTCTCCGATGGATGCTATGGCAATGGCATTTAATGAGGGGCAACGCAATCTGGCGCTGGAACTGTTTCAGCGCGTTATGGCGCATTGCCCTGAACAGTATTTGAAGATGGCCAAAGAGGCCAGTGAACAGGAGTGATCATGAATTTATTTGAGCGTTTGCTGTATCGCCGTCTTTGCAATGAGCAACCAGTCGATGGTGGAGCAGCTCCGGCTGCGTCAGAACCGTCAGCGCCTGCAGGTGATAACCCTGCTCCAGTTGGTGAGCCATCACAACAGGAAGGTGATAAGCCACAACCTGTTGCTGATGGCGATAAACCTGCTGATGACAAAAAGCCTGAAAACGATAAGCAGGATGAAAAAAAGGACGGCGATAAACCAGAGGGTGCGCCTGAGAAGTACGAGTTTCAGGCTGCCGAAGGCGTAGAGCTGGATACAGAAGCGTTGAAGGAATTCGAGCCGGTGGCGCGAGAACTAAACCTGACCAACGAGCAAGCGCAAAAGCTGGTTGATGCTTATCCGAAGATTCTGGCAGGTGTTCAGCAGCGCCAGGCAGAAGCCTGGCAGAAAACAACCGAGCAGTGGGCTGCTGATGTAAAAGCTGACAAAGAAATCGGTGGCGACAAGTTGATTTCTAACCTTAGCGCCGCACAGCGTGCGCTTGACCAGTTCGGGACACCTGAACTCAAAGAATATCTGAACACCACCGGGCTGGGTAATCACCCTGATCTGGTCAAAACGTTCGTGAAAATCGGAAAGGCGATGTCTGAAGATGGCATGGTCACCGGTGGTAATGAAGGCCAGCGTAGTGCGGCCGAAGTGCTCTATGGCAAATAAGAGAGGAAATGACAATGGCTGTTAAAGGCTTAACTGCGCTAACGCTGGCTGACTGGGGTAAGCGCGTCGATCCAAACGGGAAAGTCGATAAGATTATCGAGCTTCTCGGTCAAACTAACCCGATCCTTCAGGATATGCCTTTTGTCGAAGGGAACCTTCCTACCGGACACCGAACCACCATTCGTTCTGGTTTACCTTCAGCTACCTGGCGTTTGCTGAACTATGGCGTACAGCCAAGCAAATCAACCACAGTGCAGGTAACCGATTCCGTTGGCATGCTGGAAACCTATGCTGAAGTCGATAAGTCACTGGCTGATCTGAACGGCAATACCGCCGAATTCCGCCTGTCTGAAGACCGAGCATTTATTGAAGCGATGAATCAGCAGATGGCGCAGACGCTGTTTTATGGTGATTCCAGCGTTAACCCTCAGCAGTTTATGGGACTGTCCTCCCGCTATTCCAGCCTGTCTGCAGGTAATGCTCAGAACATTATTGATGCTGGTGGCACGGGTACAGATAACACCTCAATCTGGTTAGTAGTGTGGGGCGAAAACACCGTGCATGGCATCTTCCCGAAAGGGCAGAAGGCTGGCATTCAGATGGAAGATAAAGGCCAGGTGACACTGGAAGATGCTAATGGCGGCAAGTACGAAGGCTACCGTACCCATTACAAATGGGACAACGGACTTGCTCTGCGTGACTGGCGTTATGTTGTTCGCATTGCAAACATCGATGTCAGCAATCTTTCAGAACCTTCCTCTGCCGCAAATATTGCGAAGTTGATGGTTAAAGCACTGCATCGCATTCCAAACCGTGGCATGGGTCGCCCGGTGTTCTACATGAACCGCACTGTAGGCCAGGCTCTTGATCTGCAATCTCTGGAGAAAACATCTCTGGCGATCAGCGTAAAAGAGACAGAAGGCGAGTGGTGGACTTCATTCCGTGGTGTACCAATCCGTGAAACTGATGCGCTTCTGGAAACAGAAGCCCGCGTGGTGTAACGCCTGTTATTAACCTGTGGGTCGTAACAGACCCACTAATGGAGAAAGAAGATGATCACCGACAAACTGTTGATGTTCTCCGAAGCTCAGGCGGTTACGAATACCGCGGCTTCTACTGACGTAATCGATCTCGGTCCAATTGACGGAAAACATCGTGATATCGGCGTGGGTTACCCGCTTGAGTTTTGGGCGCTGGTTAACACAGCCGCCGCGGCAAGCGGTGATGCAACTGTAAACATCCAGTTGCAGACGAGTGAGAATAACAGCTCATGGTCCACTATTTATGATAGTGGCGCACTGGCAAAGGCTACCCTGACAGCAGGTAAACGAGTTGTTTCTGCAAAGGTGCCTGCCGGTGTTCAGCGATATCTGCGTGTTAACTACTCCGTCGCAACTGGCCCACTAACGGCTGGCGAATTCACTGCTGGTATCAGTCTTGATGTTGATGCCAATACGCCGTATCCGATCCGCTCAAAAGTAACTGGTTAAGGTGATATCGATGTCAGGTGAGAAACCAAGATACCGCGTTCTGCGCCTCTCTCATATCCATAACACTCTGTGGCCGGAGGGGGCAGAAATCGAATACGAAGGTGAGCCTGGTAGCGCACTGGAACCTGTTAACGATGCAGCCAGACAGGCAAAAGCAAAGGTAGCAGGAAAGGTGTCTATGGCAGCAACCAGCACCAAAATCATCAACGATGTGTCAGATGATGGTGAACTGGATAAGCTCCGTGAAGAGTACGAATTGCTCTTTAACGAGAAGCCACACCATAACGCCAAAGCCGAAACGCTCCGCGAGAAGATCGCAGATAAGCGTAAAGAACTGGGCGTGTAAGCCTCGCGGATCAGACAAGGGGCTTCGGCCCCTTTATTGCAGGAGTGTATATGGAACTCGTAAACCTCAAAACCGGCACTGACAGCTACCAGGATGAGAGCGGAGAAACCAGAACTCGCGATGAATACCCGTGGGGGCTGTGCATCACTCTTAATAACGACACATTGAATAAGCTGAAGGCGCAACCTCAGGGCGTCGGAACAGAAGTGATGATAACTGCAAAGGCTGTTATTCGAGGCCTGTCTGCCAGAGAAACTGACGATGGTGTTAATCGCAGCGCCGATCTGCAGATCACTGATATGGCGATCGCTCCTGTTTCCGGGGATGTAGAAAAATCAGCGGCTGAAACCCTGTACGGCAATGGGGGTGAGTAATGGCCTCTGTAGTAGAGATCTGCAATGGTGCGCTGTCCAATATTGGCAATAGCCGCAGCATTAACAGCCTGACGGAAGCCAGCAAGGAAGCGGGGGAATGTTCACTGCACTTTGAGGCCTGCCGTGATGCTGTGCTTTCTGATTTTGACTGGAACTTTGCTACCAAACGCGTGGCGCTTGCAGATACGAGCAATCCACCGCCTGACTGGGAATATGCGTATCAGTACCCGTCCGATTGTCTGCGCATTACTGAAATTATGCTTCCTGGTGTACGCAATCCAACAGCAGCAATGCGCGTTCAGTACGAAGTAGGTGTAGACACCAACGGAACAGGAAAGTTGATCTACACAGACCAGCCTCAGGCATGGCTCAAGTATGTCTCTCGCGTTACAGATGTGAACATGTTTGATGCCATTTTTATGGAGGCGTTGGCCTGGCGTCTTGCGGCAGCTATTAACATGGCGCTGACTGGGAATGCAGACCTCGGTACGTTTGCCCTCAATATGTACAATCGCGTGATTCTTAGTGCTGGCTCGCATAGCCAGAATGAATCACAGGAACCACAGCCACCGGTTGATGAGTTTACCATTGCGAGGTTGTCCTGATGGCTATCAGTTGGATCCAGCCCAGCTTTGCCGGTGGTGAGATTGGACCGTCGTTGTACGGTCGTATCGACATGGCGAAGTACCAGGTGGCATTGCGCAAGTGCGATAACTTTATCGTGCGGCAGTATGGCGGCGTTGAGAATCGACCTGGTACGCGTTTTGTCGGTGCCGCCAAATACCCAAATCGGAAATGCCGCCTGATCCCGTTCCAGTTCTCGACGGTTCAGACCTATGCTCTGGAGTTCGGACACCAGTACATGCGCGTTATCAAAGATGGTGCGTTGGTGCTGAACAGCAGCAATGTTATTTATGAAATTGCCACGCCATATACTGAAGCCGATCTGTTCAGAATTAAATTCACGCAAAGCGCAGACGTGCTTACGCTGGTTCACCCGGCATACCCGCCGAAAGAGTTGCGCCGATATGCTCATGACAACTGGCAACTGGTTGATGTGGTAACGAAGAACGGGCCATTTGAAGATATCAATATTGACGAGTCAGTGACGGTTTATGCCAGCGCCAGCACCGGGACAATTACGTTAACGGCAAGCGCCTCTATTTTTGGCGCGGAGCAGGTAGGCAAATTGTTCTATCTGGAACAGCCAGCAGTGGATTCAGTACCGGTATGGGAAACCAGTAAGAGTACGTCGATTGGCGATATTCGCCGTGCAGACAGTAACTACTATCGCGCCGTTACAGCAGGCAAAACAGGCACTTTGCGCCCTTCGCATACAGAAGGCACATCATGGGATGGCTGGGGCGGCTCCGGTGATGATGATACTGGCATTGAGTGGGAGTATCTGCACAGTGGTTTTGGCATTGCCCGTATAACTGCTGTAAATGGCACTACTGCAACTGCTGAGGTGATTTCCTATATCCCTTCGCAGGTCGTTGGCGAGGATAATGCCAGCTATAAATGGGCTAAATATGCCTGGAACAGTGTTAATGGTTATCCTGGCACTGTTGTTTATTATCAACAGCGTCTTTACTTCGCCGCATCGACTGCGTTCCCTCAGACTATCTGGGCCAGCCGTACTGGGGATTATAAGGATTTTGGCAAAAGCAATCCTACGCAGGATGACGACAGAATTATCTACACCTATGCCGGGCGTCAGGTTAATGAGATCCGCCACCTGATTGATGTTGGTTCGCTGGTGGCGCTGACTTCCGGAGGTGAGTACGTCATCACCGGCGACCAGAACAAAGTGTTAACCCCATCATCATTTGCATTCAGCTCTCAGGGATCAAATGGCTCAAGCAACGTCCCACCAATTGCCGTGGCGAATATTGCTCTGTTCGTCCAGGAGAAAGGCAGTGTTGTCCGTGATCTGGCCTACTCATTCGATGTTGACGGCTATCAGGGGAACGACCTTACTATCCTTGCCAATCATCTTTTTCAGAAGCACAGCATTGTTGACTGGTGCTTCTCTATTGTCCCTTACTCCAGCGCCTTCTGCATTCGTGATGACGGTAAATTACTGGTGATGACCTATTTGCGTGATCAGCAGGTTTTTGCATGGGCACCACAATCCAGTACCGGAAAATATGAAAGCACATGCAGTATCAGCGAAGGCAATGAAGATGCAGTGTATTTCGTCGTTAACCGAACCGTTAACGGGCAAACAGTGAGATACATCGAGCGACTGTCCAGCCGTTTATTTACCAGCGATGAAGATGCTTTCTTTGTTGATTCTGGCCTTAGCTATGATGGAAGAAATACGTCTGACAGAACGATGACCATCACTGGTGGTTCTGGTGAATGGGATTACCACGCGGAATATACAATCAGTGTTTCTGGTGGTGCGTACTTCACCAGTAGTGATGTTGGTGCGCAACTACAGTTCCCTTATACCGGAGCTGATCCTGATACTGGCGATGAAGTGTCAAAAGAATTACGTTGCGACATTATTTCTGTAACCAGCAACACCGCTGTAGTGGTTCGTGCTAACAGGAACGTCCCGCCATCCCTCAGGAATGTGGCCACCACGAACTGGCAGATGGCGCGCCGGACATTTGGCGGCTTGTCTCATCTTGAAGGCCAGACCGTAAACATCCTCTCTGACGCGAACGTGGAACCACAAAAAGTGGTTTCCGGAGGTGCCGTCACGCTGGAATCACCGGGGGCTGTTGTGCACATCGGCCTGCCAATAACTGCTGAATTCGAAACACTGGATATCAACATTAACGGACAGGAAACGCTGCTGGACAAAAAACAGGTGATCCCCTCCGTTACTCTGGTTGTGAATGCCAGTCGCGGCATCTGGGCGACTACGCCCGGCGGTAAATGGTACGAATATCCACAGCGTGAATTCGAGTTCTACGATGATCCTGTTGATGATGCTACCGGAAAAGTAGAAGTGAAACTGGACAGTAACTGGGGCAAAAACGGACGTGTAAAAATCCGTCAGCTTGATCCGTTGCCGCTGTCTGTTCTTGCCGTTATTCCTCGCCTTACTGTTGGGGGATTCTGATGATTGATGTTCAAATTATTCCCGCAACCGAAGAGCATCTTCAGATGATTTTGCCGGATGTTCGTCAGGCTGATATTGACGAACTGTATGCGGTATCGCTGATGACTACCGAAGATGCGCTGCGTGTTGGTCTGCGCACTGCGACCATGGCCTGGTCAGGATTTGCAAACGGAGAACTGGTAACCATGTTTGGTGTATCTCCGGCGTCAATGATTGGTGGCAATGGTACGCCATGGCTGGTCGGAACCAGCCGTATTGAAAAATATCAGAAGACATTTCTTCGCCACTGCCGCCCTGTATTGCAGCAGATGCTGGCAGTTTATCCGCGCCTGGAAAACTACGTCGACGAGCGAAACCATGTTGCCAAAGCATGGCTGCACTGGCTTGGATTCAGGCTTGAAGAAGCCGCGCCTTATGGTGCTCTTGGTCTTAATTTCCACAGATTTCACATGGAGAGAAAATAATGTGCGATCCGGTTATTGCTGGTGGCGCAATGCTCGCCATGAGTGGCATTCAGGCATACACCCAGTACCAACAGGGAAAGTATGCCTCGAAGGTTGCAGAAGCGAACGCAGATATAGCCACAGCTCAGGAAAATGATGCAATAAACAGAGGTAACGCTGAAGCTGAGCAACGACGCAGAGAGACCCGACAGCGGCTTGGTACACAGGCGGCGACAATGGGGGCTACCGGCGCTGATTTATCTACAGGTAACGCGCTGGATATATTTGGCGACACTGCCCAGTTTGGCGCTCTTGATTCGCTGACGACGGTGAATAACGCGCAACGCGAGGCTTACGGTTATCAGGTTCAGGCTGCCAACTATAAAGCAGAAGCCAGTTCAGCCCGTAAACAGGGGAATGTGGGAGCAGCAACAACATTGCTCACTGCGCCTCTGAAGGCATACGGTGCGTACCAGATGTTTGGTGGGACGTGGAGTCCGTTTACTCAAAGCACTCCTGCGCCAATCGGGGCAGCAGTAGGAACCAGATTACCCGGAGGATTATAATGCCAGTCGTACCAACAGTATCCGGACGCCAGGTTGAGAGCCGTGGAGTTCAGTCAGCAGGCTTGCAGACGTTTTCTCAGCAAGGTATTGGTGATGCTTTTGTTCTGGCAGGGACAGAGGCAATTGATGTTTTGGGGCAGGCAAAACAGCGTGCCAATATCGCTCTGGCTCAGGAGGCATCTCTTAACCTCAGTCAGATAAGCAGCGATCTGCTGAATAATCCTGAAACAGGATTGCTTAACCTGAAAGGGAAAAATGCTATTGGAAAAGGCCATGAGTATACGCAGCAGTTTGATGCTCAGGTCGAACAACTGGCTATGTCGCTGCCGGATGAACAGGCTCGTAATGCTTTCATGCAGCAGGCGCAGCAGCAGCGCATTCAGTTCACTACGCAGGCCGGGCGACACGAGATAGGGCAAATTAATGCCTACGAAGAAGGTCAGTTTCAGGCGACGCTGCTGAACAATGGTAAAAATGCCGCAGCATTGTATGGCGACAACGCCGCATACGTATTGGCTAACAAGCAAACTTTCCAGCAAATTGAGGAGTACGGTGTTGCACATGGCTGGAGCAACGAGCAAATCCAGGCCAAGAAAATCGAGTTTAAAGAGAAGGTTGCTGATGCTGCATTGTCCCAGTGGTCGGCAAACAATGCGATCTCATTTATCCAAAGTAATGGCGAGCTAAGCGATACTGCTGCTGGATCAAAGCGGGCTATTGTTAATCCTTATGGTGGAGAGCCAAAGTCCACAAAGGGAATGGTTGTTCAAGGAAATATTAATCTCTTCAACCGCCCATCTGTCAAAAATGAAGATGGGACTATCAGTACCGTTCGAACAATTTCTATAGGCACGGAAGCTGGAGAAGTTCTCATTCCCACCGTCAGTGATGATGGAAAATTGCTTTCCGATGACGAAGCTATTGCTCTGTATGAAAAAACTGGAAAACACCTTGGAATATTCGATAACCCTGAGAATGCGACCGCCTATGCTGAGAAACTTCACGAACAGCAGGATCAGTATTACGTAAAAGGTGGTGCTCGCGGTATCCGTAATAACAACCCAGGAAATCTCGAATACAGCAAAACTAATCCGTGGGTAGGCCAGACCGGTGATGATGGTCGATTTGCTAAATTCGAAACACCTGAACACGGGATTCGTGCATTAGGGCGGAACCTGATGTCGTATCAGCGGCAGGGTATTGATACAGTCAGCGAGATAATTAATCGCTGGGCACCGCCTACTGATAAAAATGACACTATGTCATATATCAAAGCAGTGTGCGAACAACTTGGCGTTTCTGCTGATGAGCCTCTCGATGCATCTAATCCTGATACCCTGAAGGCGCTTTGTGCAGCCATTATCCATCATGAGAACGGTAGCCAGCCATACAGTGATCAGCAGTTAACTGCTGGTGTCAGTGCAGCACTTGGTTTATCAACAATTCCAACCAACACCAAACGCTATACCGGTAATGCAGCATTCGATGCGGCATCTCCTGAGGCGCAGGCAAGTTTTATGCGACAGGCGGATCAACTGCTTCGGCAGCAGCAGGCTGAATATAAAACGATGATTGACAGCCAGGTTCGCGATGCGACAGCTGCATATATGCGTGGCGTTGAATTTCCTAACCCACCTGGTGAGGCTGATTTTATTGCAGCTTATGGAGTAAGAGAAGGAAACCTGCGATATACCGAGTTCAGAAATACGCAAATCGCCGGACAGTATATAGGCTCTTTCCGCAACATGCCGACAAGCAGCATTACAGCATATGTTGAGCAATTACGCCCGGATACTGGTGATACAGGGGAGGGCTATGCGGCACGAGCAGCTCTTTATGACAACGTTGTTTCGGCTGCAAATCAGGTGATAAAGCAGCGGCAGTCGGATCCTGTGCAGTTCTCTCTTGCCTCCGGACAGGCAAAGCCTATCGACATGAGCAATAAGGATAACTTTGGACAGAGCGTTGCCTTGCGTGCCGCTCAGGTCAGTGACCTTGCTAAGTCATATGGCACTCCACTGACGTTCTTTTCCAAAGACGAGGCCAATCAGATCGGTGTTTTCTTTCGTGATGCTCCAGTTTCCCAACAGGCAGCATATCTCGATACCATCAGGCAGAGCACTGGTGGTGGGCAGGTGTATATGTCAGCACTACAGCAGATCAGTGCCAACGCTCCATCTGCTGCCGTTGCCGGGATACTGATGGATAAGCCAGGTGGTATTTTGGCAGAAAAAAACTGGTTTAATCCGGATGTTTCCGTGTCTCCTGAAACCGCTGCGCAGACAATTCTTGCTGGCGCGGCGGCTCGTAAAGGTACTGATGATGCGAAAGGTATTCCGATGCCTAAAGATGCTGATCTTCGCCTTGAGTTTTCTGACATGGTGAAGGATGCATTTGCTGGTGACGCTCAGGGGGCATCAATGGCATACGAGATCGCAAAGGATTATTACGCTGGTGTGATGGCGAAAAAAGGCGTGGTATCAGGCGAAATTGACAATGATGTCTGGAAACAGGCTGTTAACGTAGCTACAGGTGGCGTGCATGACTATAACGGAATGGGGAATGTCCTTTTGCCGTGGGGAATGTCTGCAGAGCAATTCGATAAGCAGGTTAATCAGGCTTGGAATGAACAAGTTGTCGGCTCCGGGATAAAAACACCGCCTGGTCAGTATGGTTTGCAAAGTTACGGCGATAGTCAGTACCTGGTGAAACTTGGTACTGGTTATCTGCTGAAAGATGATGGTTCTCCCGTTGTTCTTAATCTGACACAGAAGCGTCAGAGATTCTCCGGAGATATTCCGCAATGAGTTACTTTGGCCTTAATCCAGTAAACCAGAATCAGCAGCTTGACGAAGCAGCATCAAATCCAGCTGGCTTTAACAGCGATGTTGGTTTTTTCGACAATGCTGTAGGAGCGGCATTGTCTGGTTTGTACTCCGGGCTGGTGGCAAAGCCAGATCAGTTGCTATGGGCAGGGATGGATAAAATCGTATCCCCGATTGCTCAGTTTGTTAACGAAAACACCTCGCTCAATGATACTTCAGTTTCATACATTGCCGAGCAGAGAAAACTAGCAGAGCAGCAGGTTAAGCGGCTGACGCCTGATGCCGCGACAACCGGAACCGCTGGGCAGGTTCTTTATGGGTTGTTCGATATGGGCGGGCAGGCTGTTGTCGGTACAACGCTCGGTGGTCCGGTCGGAGGTGCTGCGGCGGTAACTTCTCTACAGGGTTTTTCTGAGTTTGAACGGCTGACAGCACAGGGTGTTGATTTCAGGACGGCGCAGGAAGCGGGATTAGTGCAGGGCATTACTGCTGGTGCCGGAACGCTGATCCCTATGAGCCTCGGGTTACGTGCTGGTGGTGCGCTGGCGGAAGGTGTGGCGGCTCAGCTTGCGCGGACGGGTGAAAGTTCAGTGCGACGCGCCGCAGCAACAGCAGTACGTGCAACGCCAGATATTGCCTATGCCGCAGGTACAAATATTGCGTTCGGTATGGCACAGCGTGGGCTTACTGCAAAAACGCTTCGTGATGGTGGCTATAGCGAAATGGCTAATCAGTATGATGTGTTGGATCGACAGGCAATTGCTATTGATGCTGTTCTTGGGGTGGCGTTTGGTGGTGTCGGCAGATTTATTAACTCTCGCGGCGAGTCTACAAGCGCACCAAATTTTTCACCAGTTGATATCGATGCTGCACTGGCGGCGAATGCCGCTCATCATGCTGAAATTGATATTGCTCCCGGCGTGCCGATCAACGTGCTTTCGCGCAATTCTCACATTCAGGCTCTGCGAAAAGCCATGTCTGATGTTAGCCAGGGGAGACCTGTAGACGTTGCCAGCATTGTTGAGTCTGCATCTTTCAGTGAAATTCCTGGGCGCAAGAGTCTGCTGTCTCAGGCAGTTAATGAGGCTCTGTCATCTGTAGATGATGGAGTAACGGCGCACGCTATAGAAAATCGGTTGCTTGAAGAACAGGCCGCGCAGCTTTTGCCGCGTGGCGATAGACAGGTTTACCAGTCGGAAATCGCTAATAGCCAACGAATTATTGAAAATCTCACTGAACAGCGTGCACAAATTCTTGCAGAAGATCCAACCGGTAGCGGTAAAGCTTTGTCTCGTGCTCGATCAGATAAACAGGCCAGACTTCGCGATATTGATCAACGAATCCGGCAGGTACAAGAACGCCTGGAATTTTCCCGTAACGCGTTGGCACCGCACGAGCCTGGCGGTCAGTTTTTTGAAGCTCGAGCAGAACTGGCTCGGAGACAGCAGGCAGAAAGTGAACTTAATGCTCAGGCTGTTTCATTCTATAAAACAGCAGAGGTCAGGACGCCAGACGAAGTAGCTCCTTTTGAGCCAGGTAAGATATTGCAACAGGCAGAACAAAAGATGATGGCAGATCCGGCAGGAGATATTGATCTGCGTATAGCTGAAGACTCGCTGCTTGAATCACCTGACATGATAATCACCGTGCTGGATGATGATGGTAATCCACAATCGCGCAGTGCGCGTGAAGTACTGGATGAAGCGAACAGGGAAAGTGAGCAGGCAATACAGGATTCCAGCCTGTTTGATGTCGCTGTGGCGTGTTTCTTGAGAGGTTAAATTAAATGAGACAGGAATGTATACAAGCGGTCCAGCAGGCGGCGCAGCGCACGTTAACGGCGCGAGAAATACAGAACATTGAAGACCGCATTTATCGAAATATGCGCTCCATTGCTCGTGATGACCCGATGTCGTGGCGACAACTTTCCGAATCAGAGCGGCTGTATCGTGCAGCACAATTGGCATCTGAAGAATTACAGCGAGAAGCGGCATTAAAGAAACGTCGTGTGGCCCTCACTATAGCCGCACGTCAGAGATTGGATAAATTTATCAATAGCTATCAAGGGGCTGATGGGAAACTTGGCGCTCTTAACCGTACTATTGCTTTTAATGCAGACGGTAAATCGAATTTCCTCTCTGTTGAATCCAGAACAAAAGCCACCCGTGATTATGCATTGAGTCAATTGCAAGAGGCATTTGAAGCAGTTGATCCTCGCTTTTTTGGCCTGTTTGAAGATGAAGCTGGCGTGCGTGACCTGGTATATGAAATACGAGGGCAAAATACTGGCAATGCTAAAGCAAGAAAAGGTGCTAAGGCGTGGAGAGAAGTTACAGAGCTGCTGCGCCGCCGGTTTAATGATGCTGGTGGGGACATTGGCTATCTCGAAAACTGGGGGATCCCTCAACATCATTCTATGGAAAAGGTTGGGGCGGTATCAAAAGATAAATGGGTTAGCGATGTTATAGGTAAGCTGGATCGCAAATATTATACCCGAGCCGATGGACAACTGATGAACGATGCCGAGTTGTCTGCATTTCTTGGAGAGGCTTATAACACGATCGCTACTGGTGGGCTGAATAAGCTTACTGATACCGGAATGCGAATTTCCGGCGCACGTGCTAACCGTGGTAATGCATCACGACAGATACATTTCAAAGATGCAGATTCCTATCTGCAATATCAGCAACTTTATGGCGATCGCTCTCTATGGGAAATCATGGTCGGTCACCTGGAAGGTATCAGTAAAGATATTGCACTGGTGGAAACATATGGCCCAAACCCCGATCATGTTTTCCGCTCTCTTCTTGATCAGGTGAAGGCAGAAACGGCAACAGCTAACCCGAGTAAAACCGGTAAAGTCGAGCGGCTGGCGAACAACACAGAGAATCTGTACAACTTTATTTCCGGAAAGACACAGCCTGTAGCGAATCCGCATATCGCGCGATGGTCTGACAATATCCGCAACTGGCTGGTTGCCAGCAGACTCGGATCCGCGTTGCTGTCATCGTTCTCTGATCTTGGAACCATGTATCTGTCTGCGAAGGTTACCAACCTTCCAATGAACCAGTTATTCCGCAACCAGCTTGAAGCTATGGACCCAACGAACCGTACAGAACTTGCGCGGGCGCGCCGCGCTGGTCTGGCGATGGAATCTCTACTTGGCAGCGTTAACCGCTGGGCGATGGATAATATGGGGCCGTCTGTGTCTCGTTGGGCTGCAACGGCGGTAATGCGTGCCAGTGGGCTTACAGCATGGTCAGATGCGCACAAGCGCGCCTATGGCGTAACCATGATGGGAAGCCTGGGAGAAGTAGTGTCACGGACACCAGACCTTCGTAGCCTCGATTACTCTGATTTTCGTATCCTGAAAAGCAAAGGGATTACTGACACAGACTGGAGCGTATGGAAGCTGGCGCAACAGGAGGACTGGGGTAACGGTAATAATACGATGCTGACACCGGAAAGCATTATGCGTATCCCTGATTCAGCAGTTAAACATCTTGGTGAGCCTGAACGTGTGAAATTTGAGGCAATGCGTAAACTGCTCGGGGCGGTGACCGAAGAAGTGGATATGGCGGTCATCACTCCTGGCGCACGTGAGCAACTGATAACCGGTTCTGGTATTCAGCGTGGAACATGGAAAGGTGAATTAACGAGAAGTGTTTTCCTGTTTAAATCGTTCCCTATCTCGGTGGTTATGCGTCACTGGTCACGCGCTATGGGGATGCCGTCTGCTGGTGGGCGTGCGGCATATATTGCGACGTTTATTGCCAGTACGACCATTCTTGGCGCTTTGTCGCAACAACTTAACGACCTTGCGTCTGGTCGTAATCCTCGAGAGATGACAGGAGAAGATGCCGCAAAATTCTGGCTTGGTGCTCTACTGAAAGGTGGTGGTCTTGGCCTTTACGGTGACTTTTTATTGTCAGATCACACTAGGTACGGAAGCGGCGCGCTGGCGTCGATGCTTGGCCCGGTAGCTGGTCTAGTTGATGACGTAGTGAAGATTGCTCAGGGCATACCGTTAAATGCTGTGGAAGGGAAGAGTGAGCAGACTGGTGGTGATCTGGTGAAGCTGGGGAAAGGTTTGATGCCTGGTGCGAATCTCTGGTACTTGAAGGCGGCTCTCGATCACATGATCTTTAACCAGATGCAGGAGTATTTTTCACCAGGCTATTTGCGTAAAATGGAGCAACGTTCGAAGAAAGAGTTTAACCAGACATACTGGTGGCGACCTCAGGATGTCACTCCGCAATAAGGAAGTGTTGTGTTTTTAATTATTTTGAGTGTGATAATTTCTGGTGTATTGTTATTTATTGACCGCTACAAATATTTTCTTAACCCTCAGACTCAAGCTATTTGCTGGTTCATCTTTGTTGTGCAGGGAGTAGTTCTTGTTGCAAGCCTTATTGAGGGGAGGCCTCTTATTTTTACTGGGTAAATAGGTGACTACATGCAAGCTATAGGATTCATTGTTTATATCGTCGTTGGTCTTTTTCAGTTGTCAGCAATTATGGCTGGGCTTGAATCATGGTGGGGATTGCACTGGATAATTGCAGCCCCCATTGCTTTCATCGTGAGCTATATTCCATTTGTTGGAGCGATTGTTGGTATGGTTGGCGCTGTGGATGTATGGCGGTGGGAGTGGTGGCAGGCTGGCCTTCTCTTCTTTGGTGGGATCATCTTTGCTATTGTCTGCGGTGGAATGTCATCATTTTTCGAATGGCTATCATTCAGAAAAAGAGCGTGACATGTCACAGACCGCTTTCGCGGCCTTTAAATTTACCGGGTTTGTTTTCGTAATTGTTCGGCACAATAGTCGAGATGTGTTTGCAGATCCCGCATAGACATCTGTGAGCTGGTGACGTAGTTAATCAGTGCAGTCAGTTCGGCAAGTGGGCCATCGACATTAAATCCATCCTTATCGAGATCCTGGAGTAATTTCATCAAGTGCGATCCCTCCACCAGTGACCTGACGCCTCCCGGCGTGTGAATCCTTTCGGTAAATCCGTCTTCCAGTGGATAGTGATACTGCTGCATCTTATCTTCTCCATGCAATAACTGTATATTTATACAGTAGCAAATAATTTGTTTGCTATCCAGCACGTTTTGCAAATTACCCGAAAGGTAATATCTATTCGTGTCCATGGTTTTTCTATGCATATATGGTTTTTCAGGTAATAGAATGGATGGGACTGCATGCGCGATGGGCGCACAAGCTATCCGGAGATAATGACATGACGGTCTCAACCGAAGTCGACCATAACGAATACACCGGGAATGGCGTCACGACGATATTCCCTTATACCTTCAGAATTTTTCAGAAGTCTGATCTGGTTGTTCAGGTTGTAGACCTGGATGAAAACTTGACAGTATTGACACTTGATACAGATTACACGGTAACTGGTGCAGGCGGTTACGCTGGTGGGAATGTCACCCTGACGACAGCGCTCGTAAGCGGTTACCAGATATCTATATCTCGAGAGCTTCCAGTTACCCAGGAAACAGATCTTCGCAATCAGGGTAAGTTCTTTGCAGAAGTTCATGAGGATGCTTTTGATAAACTGACAATGCTGATCCAACAGGTTCGCAGCTGGTTTAGCCTTGCGCTTCGTAAACCATCATTTATTGCAAACTATTATGATGCGCTGAACAATTACATTCGTAATCTAAGAGACCCAGAAAGGCCTCAAGATGCAGCAACCAGAAACTATGTTGATACAGTATCAACGGCAAACCTCAATCGAACACTTCGTACGCCTGAACCTATCCCAGAACTACCTGGAGTTGAAGAGCGTAAAAATAAACTTGTTGCTATGGATGATTCTGGTAATCCTATTATGGTATTGCCTGAATCAGGATCTGCATCGGATGTTCTCATTGAACTTGCCAAGCCAACTGGGGCAGGGTTGATAGGCATTAAACCAGGAGGAAATGTTCAACAAGCGCTATATTACGTTACTCCCGAACAGTTCGGGGCAATCGGAGATGGCACTCTTCATCTATTATCAGAAAAATATTCTACCCTAACTGACGCGCAGTCAGTGTATCCGCTTGCAACAAGTTTGTCTCAGTCAATTGATTGGGCTGCTATGCAAACAGCTGATAGTGTTGCTCGAGAATTAAAATGTTCGGTCCGTTGTCCAACGTTGAAAAAATACAGATTCTCATCCCTTGACACGTTAATGCTGGATATCGACAGTTGCTTTATTGGCGGTCCGCAATCTGATCATTTGCATGGGACAATGATAATCAAAGACAAACCACCGGTGACAGCATCAACAAATATTGGCGATATCTGCATAGTCAAGGTCAAAAAGGCTTCCGACACTGTATCAACCAATGGATTTGTCAATGGAGTGGTATTCCAGGGTTTTTCTCTTGAGTGGGCAAATGTTGCGTGGATGTCCGCTGTTAAAGGTGATTTGTCAATTTGCCTTCATATGAACGATGCGATCAAAGCAAAAGTAGACGTCAGCGTATGGGGCGGGGAATTTGGGGTATACGGGTATGGCTGCTGGGGAATGGTTGGTACTTTGAGAGTATTGAGTTGCCATAAGGGGATCTATTTTGACCCTGTATCACCAACACCAGAACACACAGTTCCTGTTGGCGTTACAGGTTCAACTACTTCATTTGATCTGCGAGTTGAGATAGGAGGATGTCCATTCCCAATTTATCTTGACAAATGTCAGTATGGTTTTTTCCGTGGTTATGTAGAAGTTCTTAACTCAACCGAGGGAGCTATCTGGGATAGTGCAAACGAAACACCAATTGCAGTACAGCTGGGAAGCAATTGTGAATATCTGACATTTGAACTAGGTGTTGAGTTCTATAATGGTTTACTGTTCCTTGCTGACCAAAACAACAAAAATATAACTGCAAATTTCGGATTTGTTTATAGTATTACATACATGAACTCAAGCGGACCACATACAGCGAGATACACAATTGCCAATAAGTATTCTCAGACTGAGGTTACAATTCCAGCGGCAACAAGAGCAATTTTTTCATTCAATAATACTGGTAATGACATTACAGTTAACGGTATGAATATGTCTGCCTCTGCGAATTCATTTAACAATCTTGAGGTTGTAGATAAATACCTTTATTCAGCATTGTCAGGTAATAGATTATTTTTTAATGGCGGTAATGTGTCATGCACTAACTATCTTAAGGTGAGTCGCACAAACAAAAGGGTTATTGAATTCTACCGTAATAATGGTCTTGCTGATGCACTGAAGCCAGGTGATGGTTGGTACTATGTTGGCAATGGATTTTATGAGCAAAACACATGGACCACGGCTGCTTTAGATGCTAATGGTGTTGTGTGGATTGCGGCACCGACAGGGTATAATCTTCATAAGTGCGAAGCGTACTCCGTTGGAGGTGGAGGGCTTACTCAGGGACTTGGTTTGTTAGAAGTCCCATCGGCTACAGTCATGAAATTCATTCTTCCTGGAGGAAACACCACCAGAGGTATCGTTTATAAATCTACAGTTGAACTTATAAATTAAAAATAAAGCCCCAGCTATTGGGGCTTTATTGTCATTTGCCAAATATAATCCTCCCGACAAATAATTTGTTTGATAAAAAATATATGCACGAAGATACAATTACTATCAACAATAAATTAATGGTGTATTTATTTGATATTTCGTGAGTTTTAATTATATCTATAATCAATGGATGAATTAAGTAAATGGCAACTGATGCAGAGCCTAAGAATGATATTAATATATTTCCGTTAATTTTAATTTTTGTAAACATAGCAACAGCAGCTATTGATAAAGGAATTGATATAAATGGAACCTCATATTCAAGTCCGTGAGTAAAGTTAAAATTGTATTCAATTACACTTAATACA